GAAGGAAAAGCCTGTTCCAATCTCCAGGTCCACTGCTTCATGTCGAACTTCTCGTTTCCTCGAAGTCGATCAGCAGTAGCACCTGGTCCGTGTTTGGGGATCAAACTGCCGGCGGCGACCAGATGGTCAGCGCTAGCAAGAATCCTACCAAACAGAAGATTAGAGATGCGAGAAAACGCCAGGTAATCAACCTGAGTCCATTCGCCTCTCTTCGTCTCCAGAGTTTGCTCCGTCTTGACAAACTGCTCGATTGCATCCTTCTCCCTCTTTTCAGAACAAGGGATCAGGATCTTCGCGAAGAAACCAGTTAACTGGCGAACCGCGAAGACTGCGTCGAGCGAAGCATCGTCAAGTAGGATACCCGACTTGCGGTCGAATACAAGGTCAAGGAAACCTCCTAGAAACAGGGGGAGACCACCGCTCCGCCGGAAACCGGCAAAAGCGGTAGGACCTACACAGCCGTTGGACAAGGACCTGTCAAAGTCCTTCCCGAAGGCTGGGAGAGTGATCGTCAAAAACGAAGCACCCTCAGTATTCGTCCTAGCCGCGACTGATTTTTGGTCGCGGATGGTGTCGATGCAAAGCCACTCGCCAGTTTCATCGGCGAGCTTGTTCCACAGGACTACCAGGCTTTTCATGCGTCCTCCTATAGGGGGTACCGCATCCGGCTTGGTATCTGACCCTTGGGGGCCCCGAAAGGATATCGGGGCCCCACTCGGAGGCGTGAGAGCGTTCAGCTCTCGCCGCCAATGAGCTTAGTGACGTTTGCGCCACTCGTCGCCGAGAGAGATGCCAGGAAGCCGTCAATAACGGCCTTGGCAGTCGTCGTGTCGTAGCCGACCGGAAGGTCGACCACGAGGTACGTCGACATGGAGTTGATCACGTTCTGACCCGCGACAAGCGGGTTAGCCGTGATCGTGTCCACCTCGAGACGAATGGTGTGGCGCTGCCGCCGCCCGTAGTTGTGGGCGACGGACATCCGGTGGGTTCGGTCACTCGTCGCGAACTTCGCACCATTCTCGGTGCTGGAAGTGCGCGGAAGTGACTTGGCCGAGCCGGAGATCGTCACAGACTGGGGGTCAGAAAACACAAGATGTCCTTCATGCGATTGAGGCCAGGCTACGATAAACCTGTTGCCTCGTGTGGATGGATGGTGTTGCCTTTGGAACGCCGCTCTTCACAGAGCGGTTTGCGCTTCTCAGCGCATCCTGGTTAGACCAAGAGCCGTTAAGATTGCGGCTCGACGCGCAGTAAACTGCGAGTCGGTCAAACCAAGCACGAAAGGAGACTGCTCCAATCGCCGTTTTCTCTCACCGTGTAAAACAAAGGTGGGGTTCTTCGGCAAGGAACCGTATCCCGCGGGCGCAAGCCCAGGGAAACTGGTGGTGCGGGTGACGTTGGTTTTTTCCATCGTGTACCCATACCGCAGTGTGAGGCCGTCGCGGCTGAAGAGCCCGAGATTATTCATCACGGGCCCAACATTAACAGCCCAATCGACGAGCCAGGACCAACCAAGGAGATTCCAGATGACGTCTGGGGTGAACTTAACCCCATAGACCAACCTGGCCTTGTTTGCGGCACCCTCTAGTCCTTCCATTGATTCTGGTGGAAGGTAGTAGGTAAAGCACCCGTCAAACCACACGGACCTCTCGGTCCTGATGTGGGTGACTGGGGCAACGCCGCTGTTGTTCCAGTGATTCAGAGTCAACGTAGGCCATGGTAAGCTCTGAGGCTGATAAACAGTCTCAGCCATGTCCACAGTTGTTGGGAACTTGTAATGCCGTCGAACATTCTTCCCCGAGTCTCGGAGAAGCTGCTTGACGACCTGGTCGGATTCGATAACCGCTTTCGCGGTGTCCTGAATCGCAGACCACAGAGGCAGAATACCGAATTGGAGATTCAAATACTCTCCACCGATGCTCTGTCCAATGTTACGAGGACCGCCGCGAACTAGTGTAGAACCAACCAGCGAGGGAAGACCCTCTCTGATAAGCTCTGCCACGTTCACGGAGGTATCCGCCACCGGGTTTGTAGGAGCGCAGTCGCTGATAGCGGTCGCACCCCTCGCACCTAGTATAGGATCTCCCAATGAAGGCACGAACGCAAGTACCTCCTCATCCGTCGCGTTAGAATACAGCGCGCGGGGAGGTACGATGTCTGGATGGAACTTGCCGGTATAGTTATACCGGATCACTCCACCAGACCCGAAGGAGTAGTCTTGATTCAAGTCATAATTCGCTCGATAGCGAGTTCTGACCGTCTCAAAGGGTCCTCCGACGTTCTGTGTACCCCGGGCTTTCTTCCACCCGGGGTGTCCTTCACTCCAAGTAATCTGGTGTTCAGCGATGTCCATGTTGTATCGGCCATCACTGATCACGCCGCCATTGTAAGTCAACAGCTCCCTTCCCGAGAGGGAAAGGGGCCGAAACTTACGGCGGCGCTTAACCAGAGTCACTTCACGTTTCCTTTCGTGTAGGGTGTGTGGCATCTTGCAAGACACCGGTGGCCCCTGAAGGGGCC